AACCCCACAGCTGAGGCACCTACTCCTGCATTGGAGATTGCCCAAGCACCCAGCCCAAGCCAGCGCACTGCTGGCTATGGACGCAAGCGCATGCGGGCTGACATCCCCGGCAGCGCAATCGGTACATCCCTCGGCATCGTCGTCTGATAAATGGATCTCCGTCTGACCAGCAACGTCGACCGTCAGTCCAAGCCTTACGGCATGGATGACGACATGACGACTGCCGCCCGTTATCACTCGCTGGTCAGCAACAGGGATCCCTTCCTGCAGCGGGCCCGTGACTGCAGCAAGGTCACCATCCCAGGCTTAATCCCCGATGAAAACTTCGGGGACCACGGTCGTCTCAAGACGCCGTATCAAAGCCTGGGTGCTCGGGGCGTGAACTACCTGGCCAGCAAATTGCTGATCACCCTGTTCCCGCCAAACTCTGCGTTCTTCAAGCTGGAAGTCGACAGCCTGGCACTGCGCGTCATGGACGCTGGGCCAGAGATCAAGACAGAACTGGACACTGCCCTGGTCAAGGTTGAGCACGCTGTCATGCAGGTGCTTGAGACCGCCAACGGCAGAGCCTCAATGCATGAAGCGTTCAAGCATCTGCTGGTTGGAGGCAACGCCCTCCTCTACGTCTCTGAGGACGGCATCCGTGTTATTCATCTTGATCGCTATGTGCTGTGTCGTGATCCCATGGGGCACGTCACTGAGATCGTGGTGGAAGAGGAGGTCTACCCAGAAGCCCTGCCTTCCGACTTTCTGCCAGAAGAAGACGAGGAGATGGGTGAGTCGTACAACGGCCCCATCAAGAAAACCGTAAAGCTCTACACACGGGTTGAGTTCGAGAACGGTAAGTGCCACTGGTAACAAGAAGCCAAGGGCAAGGAGATCCCCGGCACCCATGGCATGTGCGACGAGGAGCACTCGCCTTGGATCCCCCTGCGGTATGACCGCATCGACAGCGAGGAGTACGGCCGCGGCTACGTCGAGCAGTATTACGGCGACCTGACTGCACTTGAATCCCTGTATCAGTCAGTGCTGGAGGGCAGTGCTGCCGCGGCCAAGATCCTGTTCCTGGTCAACCCCAACGGCACTACCCGCCCTCGCACCCTGGCCAATGCAGCTAACGGTGCAATCGTGCAGGGAAACGCTGCCGACGTCACAGTCGTGCAATCGCAGAAGGCGCAAGACCTGAGCATTGCAAGCGGCACCATTGATCGGATTGAGAACCGCCTGGCCTTTGCCTTCCTGTTGAACACTGCAATCCAGCGACCTGGTGAGCGGGTGACCGCGGAAGAGATCAAATACATGAGCCAGGAGCTGGACGCCGGAATCTCTGGCCTGTACTCAATCCTTACCCAGGAGCTACAGCTTCCCCTCGTGCGTCGTCTGATGTACGTGCTGAGCAAGCAGCGCAAGCTGCCGGCGTTCCCCAAGAGCAGCGAGAACGGTCAGCCCCTGGTGAACCCCAAGCCTGTCACTGGCCTTGAAGCAATCGGCCGCGGCGATGACAGGAACAAGTTGATGGAGTTCATCATGACGGCGCAGCAAGCGCTGGGCCCTGAGATCATGGCCAAGTTCCTGAACGTCGACGAGGCACTACGTCGTCTTGCAGCAAGCGGATCTATCGACACCACCAACTTGGTGAAGACCAAGGAGCAACTTGAAGGCGAGGCGGCTGCTGCGCAAGAGCAGCAGACCCAGGCCCAGCAAATGCAGATGCTGATGCAGGGCTTGAAGTCGCCAGCCTTAGCCCAAGTGGCTAATAACTACACACAACCTGGAGCCCCTTATGGCCCGCAATACTCAGAAGAAACTGGAGCCCCCGGCGCCGTCCCCAACAGTGTGCCCAACGGACTCCAGCTCCAAGCTGGAGGCCCAGCCGGCCCCACTGGCCAGCCTGGGCCAGGAGCCGTCGAAGGTGCCCCCGCACCCGGCCTCTGACGTCATTGAGATTGGCGCTATCCCCGAGCGTCAGCCTGCCCCTGTCGAGCGCCCGACTGTGAGCGTCGACGACAAAGGAATCATTCAAATCAACTGAGGTCTTTATGCCCGAAGCCATCACCATCAAGCAAGATCCAACCCCAGCGTTTTCAACAGAAGATCAAGTACAGCTCAGCCCAGACGACAAGGTCGAACTGCAGGGTGAAGAGCCCCGCCTGCTGGCTGGCAAGTACAAGTCACCCGAAGATCTGGAGAAGGCTTACAAGGAACTGGAGAGCAAGCTCGGCCAGTCCAAGCCTGAGGCGCCCGAGCCTGAGGCGCCCGAGCCTGACCAGGTCGAAGCAACCGACGACGAGGTCGAACAGGTTGAAGCCGAAGCAGGTGATGCCAAAGAGATCTACGGCGACTACATCGGCAGTCGCCTAGAGGAAGCCGGCATCGACTTCGGTGACATGAACACCCGCTGGCAACAGACGGGTGAGCTGAACGAAGCGGACTACGGGGAACTGGAAGGCGCCGGCTTTACCCGGCAGATGGTGGATGCCTACCTGGCAGGTCTGCAGTACACCGCCACCCAGGACAACGAGCTGGCTGCTCAGCAGATCAGTGGCATCAAGTCCCAGTACGGCGGCGAAGAAGGCTATGCAGCCATGACTCAGTGGGCAGCGCAAAACCTGTCAGAGACTGAGATCGGGGCCTTCAACAAACTGGTCAACACCAAGGATCCAGACCAGGCACGCCTTGCAGTTGCTGGCCTTTACAGCCAGTACACCAATGCCGTTGGCCGTGAACCCAAACTGCTGGGCGGTCGTGCACCTAAGGCATCGGGTGAGAAGTTTGAGTCGACGGCCCAGGTGGTCGAGGCGATGTCAGATCCGAAGTATCAATCCGATCCTGCTTTCCGCAGAAAAGTGCAAGAGAAACTCGCTCGCTCAAATGTGCTCTAGCCTTTAACGGCAGAGCGGACTAGGCCCCCAGTTGGGGGCTTTTTTATTGACGCTTTGCATGCTTATCATTTGTCTACCTAGACCTTCTCACGGAAACGACGGCCCTCTGCGGAGGACACCCCCAGTGGAAGGAGGCGCGGTCGGGGTAACAACCCAACTTTTCTAGGAGACCAGCAATGGCTGCCCCTAATTTTGACGCCTCGCGTCTTGGCCTAGTCAATAACACTGGCGGGGCCACTGACGCACTTTTCCTTAAGGTGTTTGCCGGTGAAGTGCTGACCGCCTTCCGCAAGGCAACCATCTTCGAAGGACTGCATACAGTCCGCACGATCAGCTCAGGCAAGAGCGCCCAATTCCCCATCATTGGCCTTGCTTCAACTGCGTATCACACCCCGGGCACCATGCTGACCGGGTCGCAGATCAAGCACGCTGAAGCTGTCGTCAACATCGACGACAAGCTGGTTAGCCAAGTCTTCCTGGCTGACATTGATGAGGCCGCTTTGCGGCCGGTCTAGATCCACGATGATCATCATGACGGCGACGAAGGCAAGCGCGAAGAGCGTCATCGCCGTGGCGTCGCGCTTCCCGTCAGAGCTGTTGGCGACACCCACCAGAAGAAAGCTCAGAAGTGTGGATAGG